AAAATAGCAAGTGCTTATGGAGTTGGGACTATTTACAACCCATTTGCAAAGATAAAACAGATACAAGTATATGATAGAGCACTAACAGATTCAGAACTTTTAACTTTAACAACATAATATGAATATATACAAATTACAATACGATAACAAAGAACAAGCAGATGCTGACTTCTTAGACAAAGGAGTAATGCAGATTGTAGAAGCAGAGGGAGAGCAGCATACAGTTTATGCTGAAGCAACTCAAGCGGTAGTAGATTTAGGAAAAATAATAGAAACAGAGGGGACTTATGACCCTGATGGTCATGTGATAACACCTCCTGTTTATTATGATGGTGTTTTTTACGATATAATGACTACTCAGCATATAGACTTTGGAACTCATGCTATAACTCCTACTGATTGCGTACATGGATTTGCAGGTTACAGTATAGATGCTAACGGAGATAATGTTCAACCAGAGTAAAAGATGAAAAAATTCATCTTAATATTATTACTTGTTTTTGGTTTTAAATCTCAAGCCCAAGTTGACTGGTGTGACTCAATATCATATTCGGTATTACCAAACACTAATGGTGTTTTTAGCGTAATGATTGAAACAACAGACTCTTTAAATAATTATTGTGATACTGTAAGTGTTTCATGGGCAGTCTGTAATCTGCAACTTTGCTTTCTTGGTAATGGGGCATTTGCATCATTTCCAATAATACAACTTACAGATACGGTGAAAGTATGTTACACTGTTTATGTAACAGATACTAATTGGCAAACAATACATGAATGCCGTGACATATGTGAGTGGATAGTATACAATGGAACTGAGTGGGTAGAGTGGAACAATACTGTTTTTATAGAAGAAATATCTGTGCCTAATAACACAAAAGATATAATCTATGATATGCAGGGAAGAGTTGTCACTAAAATAAAAAATAATTTTGTATATATATCAAATAGAAAAAAATTTATTATTTTTAAAAAAAATAAATAATGGCTAAGAAAGCAGGTATTTTTAAATTTAGAGAAAAAGCAAAGAAAAAGCGTAAAGGCGTACACTCTAAAAATGCTTCTAAAAGCCAGAATGGTTACAAAAAAAAATATAAAGGTCAGGGAAGATAAAAATAAATAATATGCCTTGTTACGAATGTGAAAATGGAAAATGGAGATTTGGAGAAACTGGCAGGTGTCAGTATGACTCTAAATCAGAATGTGAAACTGCTAATAAAGATTATTACGCAGCAGAAACATACAATGACTATCCTCAAGCGGCTACCAATAATGCAAAGAGAGCATTAAAATGGGTAGAAGAAAATGGTTGGGGTTCTTGCGGAACTGATGTGGGAAAAAAAAGAGCAAGACAATTAGCAAATAGAGAAAGTTTGTCAAGAGATACGATTGCTCGTATGGCTTCATTTAAAAGACATCAACAACATAAAGATGTGCCTTATGATGAAGGATGTGGAGGTTTAATGTGGGACTGTTGGGGTGGCGATGCAGGAATAAATTGGGCAATAAAAAAATTAAAACAAATTGACTCTGAAAATAATATTAAGGAGGATTTTGAAAGTTTTTTTGAAGAGATTATTAATAAACTTTCCAGTAAAAAATAAAATGAAATATAAATATTTCAAAAAATCAGAGTTCACCTGTAAGTGTGGATGTAATAAAACTATTGTTAGTGAGGAGTTATTGCAAATGCTAGATAAGGCTAGAGGTTTTGCTAAAATACCATTTGTTGTAACAAGTGGTTATAGATGTGAAAAACATCCAGAAAGTAAGAAAAACCCAACATCTTCACATATAAAAGGAATAGCAGTAGATATTAAATGTAGTGATAGTAACACTAGGGCTATTATGATGGACGCTTTAGTATATGCAGAATTTGAAAGACTAGGAATTGATAAGTCTTTTATTCATGCAGATATAGATGTAGTAGACAAGCCAAGTCCAGTTATTTGGCTTTATTAAAACAGAGTATTAATTTTAAATATATATTATGGAAACTTTAAAAAAAATGTTTGATTCAAAAAAATTTTGGTACACAATGGGTGCAATATTTGTTCCTTTTGTAGCGGTTAAATTAGGTCTAACAGAAACAGAAGTTGAGAAAGTTTATTATGCAATTCTCACATTAATCTTAGGTCAGGGAATAGCAGACATTAAGAAATAATGATAAAAAAATGGATAGGTGAGGCACTCGTTAGTGGAGGTGTGAAGCCAATAACAGAATTGTTAAAAGCAGTAAAAGACCTTTTTACAGACTCTAAAGGTAAGTGGAGTAGTAAACGAACCATTAGTGGAGTAATAGTTGTGGCTGCAAGTCTATATATTGAAAAAAATGGTATAGATACAAATGCTCTTATACTGACTGGGTTAGGGGTTTTGCCCTTATGTTTTTCAGTATTTGAAAAAAATAATTGTAATACTTGCTGTAGTAAGGAAAAATAATTATCTTTGTGTTAACTTAGGCAGGGTTGTGCCTGTTTTTGTTTTCATTGTTTATGGTTTTCAAGAGTGAGGTGTTAACAAGCATCTCACTTTTGTATTATATGGTGTTTTTTTTTTATTATATTGCAATAAAATTATATAACAATATGAAAAAATATGGTAAAAGACTAAGACTTTCTGAAGAAGAGGTTGAAATGGTCTATGAGAACAGAGCCGAAAGCACAACTAATTTTAATGGAAATACTGCTTTAGATATACACCTTTCTCAAAGAGGTATACCTAAGAAAGATGTTGTTTCTGTAAAACATTGGCAATCGGCAAATGGAGAGTACAGATTTAGTATAGTGACAAAAGAAGATGTAAATGCAGATACTGATAGTGTTATAACTAAACTAAAAGATTTTATAGAGCAGCACTCACCTGAATACACTCCAGTTAAAAGAAAAACAGCAGAAAATAGTCATTTGCTCGTTGTAAATCCAGCAGACATTCATATTGGTAAATATGCTAATGCTTCTGAAACTGGGGACGGATATGATGTTGAGACTGCCTGTATGAGAGTTTTAGAGGGTCTACAAGGGCTTATAGACAAATCAAAAGGTTTTGATATAGAAAAAGTTTTATTCTGCATAGGAAACGATGTTTTGCATATAGACAATGTTTATGGTGCTACAACAAAAGGTACATATCAAGATACAGATGGTAAATGGTGGGAACATTTTGAGGTGGGGTTAGCGTTATATGTAAAATGTGTAGAGATGCTTAGACAAATAGCCCCTGTAGATGTTGTTCACTCTATGAGTAATCATGATTATCAAAGTGGTTTTCATTTAGCACACGCTTTAAAAAGTTGGTTTAGAAAAGATGAGGAAATTAGTTTTGATATTAGTGTTACTCATAGAAAGTATTATAAGTATGGCAGCAGTTTGATAGGCTTGGAACATGGTGATGGTGCTAAGATGGATAACCTACCATTATTAATGGCTCAGGAAAAGCCAGAAATGTGGAGTCAAACTAAATATAGATATTGGTACTTGCATCATATACACCATAAAGTAAAACATAAATGGAGAGATGCTAAAGATTTTATAGGAGTAACTGTAGAGTATATGCGTTCTCCATCAGGCACTGACAGTTGGCATAATAGAAAAGGATTTACAGGCGTTCCTAAAGCAGTTGAAGGCTTTATTCACGAAAGAAATAGCGGTCAAGTAGCACGATTAGTTCATTATTTTTAGAAAAAATCACAAAATTTTACTCTAGCAAATAAACATTTTTTAAAAAAATGTTAAAAATTCTTTGGTGGTCTGTTTCAATTTTATAACTTTGCACTAATATTAACTAAATAGATAATTATGGAAACTTATACACCATCAAATAGTGTCAACAAGGATGAGACATTTTTTATCCCAGTTGAAAATCAAGAAGTTACAATACTTAGAAATGCAAATAGAGATTACAAACTTCAAATAATAGAATTAAAACAAAAACTAAAAGAAATTTATTCAGTATTGACATCCAATACAGATAATTTAATACAACAATAATTAATAACTAAAAACAAAAAAAAGATGAAAAAAACTATGCAAGAAAAACTAAGAAAACAACCTGAGCCTGTTGTAGAAACAAGAAAAGAGGCCCTTAGAAGGCTTTACAAAGAAAATGGTTTAACAGAAGAAGATATATACAAAGACAAAAGAGGCTTTGTAATTATCACAAGAACTGGTATAGATAAGATTGTGTCTAAAAACAATATTACTGTTGCTTATGAAGTAATAACTATGGATGTAGAAAAGTCTGTATGTGTTTTAAGGGCTGCAGCATCTATGAAAGTTGGAAACGATGTAAGAAATGCTATGAGTTTTGGTGAGGCTTCTGATATTAATTTAATGGGAGGTGGTAAAAAGTTTCCTGTTGCTATGGCAGAAAAAAGAGCCATGTCAAGAGTAGTACTTAAGATTGCTGGATTCTATGAGCAAGGAGTATTCGGTCAAGATGAAATAGTTGATTAGTGGATGATAGTTGGTTTGATGAGTTGCACAATGGTGAGCCATCGCCTATTACTGATAAGCAATGGTTCATCATTGAAGGCAACATAGATTCAACAGTATTATCATTATCACAAAAATCAGACATACTTAATAGTCTTCAAGATTTAACAGAGATTGAAGCAGAAAAAATAATAACCTTAATAAATGAAAACAAATATGAAAAAGACCCAAAAAAACAATGGGAAAGAATGTTCAAAGAAGGAGTGTTTGGACATAGAGATATATAAACACTTTAAAGAGCCTCACACTTATGTTGTTTGGCATAAGAAAGAAATCATAGCAATGATTAATGAAGACCAAGCAATTCAAGTATTGAATAAACAAGAGTTAGTAGACTTTTACTTTAATAGTAAATGTAAGTTTAAAATACCAACTTGGAAATTAGACCAATACTTAATTAAATGACGAATAAATATTCTTTAGATAAAATTAGAAAGTCAAGAAATGAGTTTGAGGCTTTGCTTAGAATATATGGCGTATCTAATTTAAGGCTTTGTAAAGTAATTGAAGTTAATTACCTTACAAGTAAAAAGTTTATTGAAAACCCAAGTACAATGAGATTTATACATGCTAAAAAATTAGCAGACTTTATTGGGCTTAGTGTTCAGGATATTGTTGATACAATTTTATACGACATAAAATAAATTTATACTATATAGACAAGGTTATAATCAATATTAATTAATAATGTCAGCAGTTATACTTTGTAGAGATTATGTTCCCTTGTTTATATAGTTTATTAACTAAAACAAATAAAATGGAAAAAAAAAGATTTAAGTTTAGTGACTATTATCACGATATAATTATTAAAGAGATATGTGATATATATAATGTAGATAAAGACAGGGTGTTTTTAGGAAGCAGAAAGAAAAACATTATCTATGCAAAAAGATTATATATCTACATATTGAGAGAGATGTTTGGATTAACTGTAAAAGAGATTGCTCAAGCAACAAACCTACATCACGCTTCTGTAATTCACCATTCAAGACAATTTGAATTTTTCTACAACAACTATACACAAGATAATAAAAACTTTGAAAGAGTTGAAAACAGAATAATTGAAGTTGAAATAGATGAGGAAATTTCAGGATTAGAACAACAATTAGTAAAAATAAATAAATCATTAACCAAATTGTATAAAATAAATAAATTAAAAAATGAAAGACAAGAAAGAGAAAGTCTACTTACCGAGTAGCATTAAAAACATTGAAACAAAGTATGGCTCAATGATGGTTGCAAACTTTAAAATGGATGAACTTCAAGCGAACTCTAAGAATGGTTGGGTTTCTTTAGTGATTGCAGAAAGGAGAGAACCATCTGAAAAAGGGGCAACTCATTATGCTTATGTTAACGATTATGAGCCACAACAAAAAGAAAATAGTTCTCCAAAGAAAGATAAAGTTGAAGAAGACTTGCCTTTCTAATGATTAAGTGGAAAAACACTACCTACCCTAGCACTTTCATTGGTTTATCTGATGAACTTGCTAAGGTAAGAAGTATGCTTTCTTCTGATGTATACAATGAAGACACAGAAAAATACAGAGGAAGCCAAGAACACACTATTCAAAGTCTAGGAATATTTGCAGAATTAGTTGCTAGACATATATTAGAAAACAATAAAGGGATACAATTTAAAGCAGCACCATTGATTGATAAACGACCAGTAGTTGAGGCTGATATTGTAATGAAAGGTATTGGAGAGTTAAACTATATTGATGTTAAGGGAGTTAAAAGTAGCGGCAATGCCCTTAGAGTTAATTTTAAAGCCCATAACAACCCTAAAAAGAAAATTACACACTATCTATTCATTCAGCCTTTAAATGCCTTATACGCAAGATTTTGCTGGTTTAAACATGAAGATATTAGTGAGTGGCCTGTAGTTATGTCAACTTATACGGAGTGCTATGAATTAGAAATACAAAAACACAACTAAACAATGAAACAACCAAATTACTATGCTATAATAAGTGCTGAGGTTAGGTATGATAAAAACTTAACTGCAAATGCTAAATTATTATATGCTGAAATAACTGCACTACTTAATATGAATGGAGAGTGCTTTGCTACAAACAAATATTTTTCCACTCTTTATGGTAAGAGTGTGGTCACTATTTCAAAATGGATAGAAGAACTTATTGTAAATGGCTATATATCATCTAGTTATACTTACAAAGGGGGTACTAAAGAAATTGATAAGAGGTATTTAAGTATTCTTAAAGGGGGTATTAAAGAAAACGACAAGGGGGGTATTAAAGAAAACTTTAAGGATAATAATACAAGTATTAATAATAATATTACATATAGTAATAATAAGGGGCGTTTTAAAAAACCAACTGTTAATGATATTAGTAATTATTGTATTGAAAGAAAAAACAATATTGATGCAGAAACTTTTTATGATTTTTATGAAAGTAAAAATTGGAAGATAGGAAAAAATAAAATGAAAGATTGGAAAGCCTGTGTTAGAACTTGGGAGAAAAGACAAATCAAAAACAATACAGGGATGAGTAAGATACATTCTCATTTACAAAAGAATATGAATGTTAAAGAAAAACTAAAACAACAATTAAACAGATGAAACAAATAAAAAAAATGACAAAAGAAGAACTACTAATGAGTTCTGTAGATTTAATAAGTAAAACCTATATTGAGTTAGGGCAACATAATATTGAAGAAGATACAATTATGATTATGGCACAAAGTCTTGCTGATGATTTAGGAAAGACATACAAAAACTTTTATTTTAAAGATGCTCAAAATGCCTTTAATTTAGGAGTAAGAAGTCCAATTAATAGCGACTTTATACATTTTAATGTGCCAACTTATATGAAGTGGCTAAGAAAACATAAGGAGTTAATTTGGGATGCTAGGGCTAGAGTAGACAAAGGTGAAGACCCTTTGCAAGTTCCTTACTACAGACCAGAACCAAAACTTTTAACATAATAGAATGAACCTAGCATTGCTAGACGGGCATTACAATTAATGATTGACAAACAACGAGTTACGCCCTATTGTATGTAAGTCCGCGTTTATTCTATATAAATTAAAAAAAATGAAGATATTAACAATCGTATGGGGATTAATTATAATTATATGTATTTTAGAGGCTTATTTTTGCACTAAATTTGAAGATGAATTATAAAATTATATATTTGTAAAATGAAAATGTATTTTTGGGAATTGATAACTATTTTAATAACATATAAGTTAATGAAGTTTTTTTTCTTAAAAGAAGAAAACAAAATAGAAGAAAATTTAGAGAAACTGGAAAACAAAAAAAAGAATGAGTAAACATAATAGATACTTTTATGAAGTTGGAAGAAATGGTTGGACACCATCTAGCACTATAAATCCTAAAATGTTATTAAATAAAGAAAAATTAATGAAAGATAAAAAAGAATCACCAAAACTTAATTTTGATTGGCATTTAGAAAAGGTAACAGAAAAGATAGTTAATCTTTTAAAAGAAAAAAATGCAGCATATGGTAACACCGCTTTAAATCCAGCAAATGTATTTAGCAAGTTAGACTCAACTGAAGCAATATGTGCAAGGCTTGATGATAAGTTATCAAGAATTAAAAACAGAGGCATTAATGACAAAACAGAAGACACTATAGACGATATAATTGGATATTTACTACTTTTAAAAATGTCAATGGAAAAATGAAAAAACCAATCTTTAGAGTTTTTATATCTTATGAGATAAAAAACAAAAAGAAGTTAACCAGAAAAGTGATTAATGGAACTTTAGACACATTTGTTCTTACCTCAAATATAAAAGAAATAAAAAACGATGAAGAATTGATTAATAGAATATGTTATGTAAATAAAAGAAAACCACAAAATGTAGAAGTTAAAATACTAGATGTTGATATTGAAAATCAGTATGGAGAAACTACAGATAGGTTTGATGATGAATATTAAGTTATGCCAAAAATTAGAAAAATAAAAATAGAAGATAGAAAAGATAGCAGAGGTGGAGGATACTCCAGAAGAAAATTTACTGTAGATGAAGCAGATGCTATTAGAAAAGAATACAACACCTCAACACAAAAGATAACCATATCATCTCTTGCTAGAAAGTATAGTGTATCTCAACCATTAATGTACCAACTTATTAAAGGAACTACCTATAATGATGGGGGTATAGGGGGCATAGGGGGTATAGGGAGTATAGGGGGCATAGGGGGTAGGGGGGCTAGGGGGTAGCCATCACTATGAAAAAAGAAGCCCAGGTACAATCATCTTTCTGTATATACATGAAGTATACATATCCTGACCTAAGATACTGTGCTAGTCTTGGAGGTATAAGAACATCAATTAAACAAGCAGTATTAGCAAAGAAGACTGGATATGTAAAAGGATTTCCAGATATGCAAATACTAAAAGTAAACAGTCTTTATGCTGGACTATTCCTAGAAATAAAAGCAGACAAAACCTGTTACCCAACTAAAGAACAAAAAGAATGGGTAGAATATCTAAACAATGCTGGATACTTTGCTAAAGTTGTTAAAGGTCTTGAAGAATGTATGGATGTTCTTGATTGGTACATGAAATTGCCTTAACGAAACTGCTGTTGAAACTGCCCTGAAACTGCTGGTGAAACTGCTGGGTCTGCTCTATACGCACACACGCCCACACACACCTGTTTCTATATATAAAGCGTTGATAATCAGTTATTTAGAATGAATATAAATTAGCATATTAATGTAATATTTTTAACATTTACTTGTATAATGTTAAAAAAGTATGTATTATTGCATTATAATTAATAACTAAAACTTTAAACAAATGAAACATTTAAAAATTGAAATCGGACAGAGTTACAAAGTAACAAACAAAGAAACAAAACAAACGCAAATTTTAAACGCTGAAGAATTAGCAAAATTTATATTTAAAAATGATCATAATAAATACAATATTAAAAACATTGCAGAAAGTAAAGCGCAAGACTTTGCAGCGTTTGTACTTGTTTGTATTGGCTTTTTTATAATGTTTGCAATTTATATAGAAACATATTGCTAAAATAAATAATAACTAAAAATAATTAATTAATAACTTAAAAACTTTAAACAATGGACAAACACATTTCAAACGACCCTAACAACACAATTAACTGGAAAGAATCAGAAGAGGACAGAGAACACGCAAAAAACGAACTAATGCGGGACACTTTGCAAGAATTAAGCATTAAATATTTGGGAGAAGATGCGACCGACTTTTATAATAATATTGAGGACTTAGGAAAAAAGGACAGTTCCGAGATTTGGGAAGATTTAAACGATAGCCAGTTTTTTCATGTTGAAATAATATACTATTCAAAAGCAATGGAATATTTAAGGGACAACGACTGTTCACTATCTGAAAGCGTAGAACTAGCGACCGAATACGGATATAATTTAGAAAATATAAATTCTGAACTATTGGCAAGTCTTCACGCATCAAGAGACAGAGAAAACAAATTTTTTGAATTTGTAGCACCAGAATTAGACAAAATATATAATAACTAAAAACATATAAAACAATGATATCAAAACAAAAAAGAAATTTAATTAACGAATTATCTTTTTGGACACTCCAAGAAATAGAAACTTTAAACAATAACAACGATATAAAAAAACATTATAACAACAAAATACATATTAAAACACTTTTAAATGTTGTCAAGTCTTCAAAAGACTACACAAATAAACAAATAAAAGAGTTAATAAATGATTTTAAATATCAATTACCATTTTAAAAAATAACTAATAAAAACTATAAAAAAATGAATTTACTCACACAAAACGCAAAAATGAAAAAAACATCTAAAGAAAATAACACTAAAATATATAACTTTAGCATACCAGCATATAAAACGAAATCAGGAAAAATAACCTGTCCATTCGCTAAAGACTGTATAAAATATTGTTACGCTCAAAAAGGAAATTATACACGCTTCCCAATTATTCAAGATTTAATGGAGAAAAAATATAATATCACTAAACAAGATAATTTTATTTTATTAATGAATGAAGAAATAAAAAAGAAAAAAGCAACACATATAAGAATACATGACAGCGGTGATTTTTACTCTGTTAAGTATCTTAATAAATGGGTAGATATAGCAATACAAAACACAAATATAATTTTTTATGCCTATACAAAGTCAATAAAATTTTTTATTAATGGTTTAAAATTACCTAAAAATTTAAAAATTATATTTAGTGAAGGGTCTAAAAATGATAATCTAATAAATACAGCAAGAGACAGACACGCGAGGATCTTTAAAGATTTAACTCAATTATTATCGGCTGGATATATAGATGCATCTAATAATGATTTGAAAGCAATAACAGACAACAAAAAAGTCGGACTAGTATACCATTAAAATAATATTAACTTAAAATTAAAACTATGAGCAGAGGACAATTACCACTGACTAATTACAGTGACTTGCAACTAACTATATTATTAATTTTAGCGGTGCTTTTTGGCGGCTGCTAACAAAACAATTAAACAATGAATAAAACAATAGACAAAACAAAAGCAAAACAATTAATAAATAAAACAAACGGCAGAATATTTTCTGCTTCATTTACTAAAAAAGATTTTACTAGGCGGATAATGTTGGCAAGGCTTGGAGTAAAAAAGCATCTAAAAAAAGATCCTAAGCCAAGACCATACGACCCAAGCAAACATGATTTAATAACTGTTTATGATATGCACAAAAACAATTACAGGATGATAAATTTAAAAACTTTAGACACCTTGAGTATTAATAAAACAAACTATATTGTATTGTAAAACAAAACAAACATATAAAGCAATTAAGCCACTTTAAACAGTGGTTTTTTTGTGTTTAATATCTATATACTATAGGCCCATTTCAAACGCTTAAAGACTATTAAAATACTTATTACTTTTTGTTAACTGTTTGTTAAATAGAATTTAATTTGTTTTGATATGTTGGCAAATTTTCTCTTTTTGCTCAACTTTGCATTAAAAAAAAAGATATTTTTTAAATATAATCAACTATTTATCAATACTTTACGAACTTGAACCGGTTTTGGTTCGGTATTAACAAACTTTCAACAGTTTTTTAAAAAAAAGGCGGATTTGATTTCCGTAATTCCTTAGTATATATACTCTTTAGACACCCACACCTACACGCACCAAATTAAAGTTCAATTTTATAAAAAGGTTATTCTACTTTAAACATCTATTTTGGAAGTTAACAAAGACTTTGCGATATGAGCAATGATGTTTACTATAAGACTTTGAGGACGATTATAAGACTTTAAGAATTGAGCATACTCTTATAAGAGGACGAAGATAGTGTTTTAAAATTAAAGTTTTTCATAATTATTATACAATACAAAATAATGTTAACAATTACTTGTTCAATTTTATATTATAATTGTGAAAAGGAAAGGGAAACATTTTGTATTTTGGCACGATGGAAGAAAAGAAGTTAGGAGAAGAGGCGAGGAAGAAGCGACCTCAACTTGGTAAGATAGATGAAAATTATAATAAGACGCCAAAGTCTTTAATGCCAAAAAATAATGAAGCAAGGCAAGTGGCAAAGATGACAAGGAAGTCATTGGCTTATGCTTTAGAAGGGCAGCCAGTAAAGATTAAGATGGCGTTAGATATTTTATTTGACGAAGACCCTAGAGCATACATAGATGCAATAGCAAAACTAATGAACTACGCTATGCCTAAATTACAATCAACAGAAATTAAGAAGGACACCGACACTAAGATTGAAATTAATTTAAGCGAAGGGGCAACACTTGAAGATATTAAAAAACAAATCAGAGGTCTTGAAGACGCAGAAGATATTGATTACACAGAAGTAGATGACGAATAAAAAACTGCTAAAGTTTGCTCTTGAAAAGAAACTTTGTGAGATGAGTTTCTATGAGTTCTTTAAATCTGCATGGGATGTAGTAGAACCAGCAGTACCCCTGTCTACAAATTGGCATCATAAATATATATGCGATACACTACAGGCAGAGTGCGAGAGAATAATAAGACAAGAGCCAAAGACAAAAGACATAATTATTAATGTACCCTTTCGTAGTACAAAGTCTTTGATAGTTACAGTTATGTTTCCAGTATGGGCTTGGATAAAATCTCCTAAACTAAGATTTATAACATCATCATATTCTGCAACACTTTCTATTGAACTATCAACAAAGTCAAGGGATATAATATTTAGTGATTGGTTTAAGAAAAGATGGGGCGATGTTTTCTTTATTAAGAAAGACCAAAATCTAAAAGAGAGATATGAAAATAATCATATTGGAATGCGAAGAGCAACATCTGTTGGTGGTACAGTTACTGGTCAAGGGGGAGACTTCTTAATTGTTGACGACCCCCTATCACCACAAATGGCAAACTCAGCAACTGAAAGGGATAATGCAAATGAGTGGTATAGAACAACATTCTACTCAAGACTTAACCAAGCAGATATTGGAGTAAGGATAATTATTATGCAAAGAGTACATGAAGAAGATTTAAGTGGATTCTTATTAGATAAGGAAACAAGATTTAATTATAAACACATATGTATACCAGCAACAAATGAAGATGGAAATATAAAACCAAAATCATTAGTTCAATTTTATAACAAAGAAAATGGTTTGTTTTGGGAAGATAGATTTAGTAAAAAAGTTTTACAAGATTACAAAAGTGCTTTAGGTACTTATGGCTATGCAGGACAACTACAACAAACGCCAACACCAATAGATAGTGGAATGATACATAGAGATTGGTTTAAGATAGATAGATATAGGAAAGAAGAAGCAACAGTTAACTTTATTGTAGACCCAGCATATACTGCAAATCAAAAGAATGACCCTTCAGCATTATTAGCATATACATATGTAGATAATAAATGGCAGATAGTAGACTGCGTAAATGTAAGAAAAGAATTTCCAGAACTTGTAAAGTTCATTCCAGAGTGGGTACAGAAAAATGGGTACACACCAAAAAGCAGAATATATGTAGAGCCAAAAGCATCTGGTAAATCTATTGTGCAAACATTAATCAGGGAAACAGGTCTTAATGTTAAGGAAGATAAACCGCCAACAAAAGATAAAGTAGCAAGAGTAAGTGACATTAGTGCCTCTCTTGAGAGTGGCAGAGTAAGTTTGCTTAATGGCAAATGGAATGAAGATTTTCTTGACCAACTTTCTAAATTTCCAGCAGCAAAACATGACGACATGGTTGACTGTTTAGTAATGGCTGTAAACAAAGAGATTTGGGGCGGTGGAAAAGGGAAGATAGTTTATTTTAATTAATTTTTGAGTTTGTTAGAAAACTATGAAAATATTTACACTAAAGAGTTTAATTTTGTTGAGTTTTGAATAATTATCAAGAAATTATGAAAGATACAGAAGTATTTTACTTAAATGCCGAACACGAAAAGATTGTGGAGAAAAATCTATTAAGGGTTAAGAGGTTAATGTATTTCGCTACAGAAAATACAGAAAGAGGTAAGTATCAAGATTTTATAGCGATACTGGAATCTATATACCTATACTCAAATAATTTTTATACAACTAAGGTATTTAAAAAAGATTCTGATTCTGCAGCAGTAGAAGAGTTTTTGTTTTTAATTCCAAATATGCTGTTTTATACTGCTATTGGTTTTTTAACAGCCCTTAAAGGTGTAGATAATAATAACGAGATAAGAGATAGCCTACAAAAAATAGGTTTTAATTTTGAAGAGATAACAAGTGAACTTGCAGATGTTTTTATTGATGAAACAGAAAAAGATAAAATATTAAAAGATATTTTTAATACTCAAGTAACTAAAAACTAATTTTATGATACAAATTAAAATTCAAGACAACAGTTATGATATTCCAACACAATGGAAAGACATGACAGTAAGGTATTGGTGTGGGCTTTATGCTATTATAAACCAATACAACAGAAGAGATGAGAATGGAGAGATAATAGAAGAAGAGCATTCAGAGGTTCAGTTATTAAAAATGAATAGAGATATTTTTATGTATTTAACTGGACTAAAACAAAGTGAGATGGAGAAGTTAGATGTTGAAAGTGTGAATGCTGCAATAACTGCTTTTTCTGGTGCGTTAGAAGAATATAAACCAAAAGGAATAGACAGGTTTGAACTTGAAGATGAGGTTTATTTATTTCCAAAAGAATTTTTAAAAAGAAACACTTTTGGAGATTACATTGAATCAACACACCTAGAGAGTACGATAAAAATAATGAAGCATGGTAGATTTGATGTACTACCAGAACAAATGGCAATATTATGTAGAAGACCAGATGAGGAATATGATGATGATATAATACCATCAAAAACTGAGAAGTTTAAAGAGTTGACAATGGACATCGTATGGGAGTTCAGTTTTTTTTTGACAATGCAAAGCGTAAAATTAACAAGGACTTTCCAAATGTTTTTGGGGAAAACAGAAGAGGAGGTGGAGGAGGCAAAAATAGAGTTTCTACAGTTGGAATCTACAACAAGTTCATAAAACCATACGGATGGTTAAATAGTTTGTATATGGTTGCCGAAAAAGGAATATTTAGAATGGATGGTGAAAATGATGTTGATAGCGTGAAAAAAACAGACTTATACAAAGTGTTAACTTATTTAAGTTGGAATACTGCTAAAAATGATTATGAAATTGCTGTTCAGGAAAAAATACATAATAAAAATAATATAACATTGTAATAATGGCAATAACAAGATTAACAGATATAGTAACAGTATTTCAAAACAAATGGGTTTATGGAGATGTAAAGTTTGGATACGAAGGTGAAGTAAATCAAGACCACGACACTCAGTACCCACTAATGTTAATACAACCTCCATCATCTATAGTTCCTGAAATATATAATGGTAGAGAAGAGTATGAGTTTGAAATAAACTTTTACAATTTATATTCTCAGTCAGCACAATCAGTAGTAACTCTACAAAAAAGATGGGACAACCTACAGGATATGGCTTACGAATGGCTAGACTTTGTGTTAAAAAATTATCAAGATGTAACAGTAGATGTATACCTCAACGATGAAAGTATAGAGATTGAAAGAGTAAAAGAAGTGGCTAATGATAGATTAGTACAAATAAAACTTGTATTTACTATGAGTGCTTTTTCTAAATGCTTTAGACCTATTTCTATTTTCCCAACAGATTATTCTGATTTAGTAGTTTGGCTAACTGCCGATAGTAATGTAACCTTTGATATAGCAACGAAGAGGGTTAATGCAATAGGAGATAGGTCAGGAAACAGTAATAATGTTGCGCAAACAACTGCAGCAAAAAAACCTTTAAGGTATGGTTATGATGGCATGAATGATAAATCATATATACTGTTTGATGGTACTAATGATGATTTAGTTTCTGGAAGCAATTTGCCAGTAACAACAGACTTTACAATATTTGAAGTTAGTAAAATAGATAAGGTAAGCGACAATGTTTTTGGTTGGTATAATGCAGGTGCTGCAATATCTATAGGTACTGACAGTAATGGATATATTGCTGCTACAGTAAATGATGGTACTACCCAAATAACTGCAAATACTGGAGTTGACAATAAAACAAGCAACCATGTTTCTATATTAAAAAAGCACAATAAGAGAATAGATTTAGAGTATTATGATGCTGCAAATTCTATAACTGCAACTGATAATGATGCTGGGTTTGATAATACTTTTAACTTTAATACAGCAGTATTTAATATTGGCTCTTACAATAGTACAAATTATATGGAAGGACAATTTAATGAATTAATAATTTTTAATAGAGCCTTAACTGATGCTGAAATTGCTGATGTTAGAGGTTATCTAAATTTAAAATATAAAATATATTAAGATATGGCAATAATTAATGGAAGTGCCGCTTGGGGATTTCAACCAGTAGCAGCGTCAGACTTACAAAAGGCGTTTTACGAAAACAACCTTAACTATTTAAAGAGTGCTAACGACCCTTTAAGATATGAGATTAGATGGTTTTCAGGAACTATAACTGAAGCACAAGAACCATCCTCATCCAACTGGAATAGTGGTACTTCTGCTGGAGATGTAGTTAATGTAATTTTTAAAGTATACACTTATGTGGATGACTCTTATAAAGAGTTAATAGGAACTATAAAAAAATCAAGAGATATTGCAAATAAAAAGTACGATGATGGTTCAGCAGCAACTGGTCATAGATTTACTGTAGATATAAGTCAAACAGTTTCTAACCAACTTTCTTATAGTTTATGCCCAATAAACAAAGGGACTTGGCAAGGAAATAAGTATGGAGGAATGAATGGTGGTTTAGTAATGCAAGATAATTTTATTGGGGCTTCTAGTGGTACAGGCACACCTATAAGTAATTACAATGTTTCTAAAAATGGCACTTATAGAAGATTAGAAGTTACAGCAACATTTGAAGTTATAAATGGCGATGGAGAAATTATAGCAGCAGATGGGACAAGTGCAATGACTTCTACTGAAATTACAGTTATTAACTCTGTAAATCAATTTGAAAAAGATATATTGTATTACAACACAATAGGTACTACTGGTGGTTATTTGATGACTGACGAACCATCTCCAAGTATAACAGAAAGTTTTAAGTTCCTATCAAGATGCAATAACACAAGTGTAACATCAACTGTTCCATTTAAAAAACCTATAAGAGTAGATGAAGAGGCTGAATTTTTACAATTTTTTATGTATGAAGGAGATTCAGACAATATAGGAGGAAGTACTAATAACTCTGTAGGTTCTGTTGGCTTAAAGATAGAAACATTTACATCAGGCGGAAGTGCAGAAAACACTTTCTATGTAAGAGAGTTTGAAGCAAATGCTGAGT